TGTACGGCAATGCAAAGGTGTACGGCAATGCAAAGGTGTACAGCAATGCTTTGGTGTGTGGCAATGCAAAGGTGTGCGGCAATGCAGAGGTGTGCGGCAATGCAGACTATATAACAATAAAAGGATTAGGTTCAGTGTGTAGGAATACAACCATTTTCAGAACAAAGGGTAAAAATATAGCTGTTAAATGCGGTTGTTTTTACGGAACATTAGCCGAATTTGTTGACAAGGTAAAAGAAACACACGGTAATAGTAAGTTTGCCAAAGAATATCTTGCGTTAATTGATTTGGTAAAAATCCACTTCGAATTGGAGGAATAACATATGTATGTTATAGGAGTAGCGTTGTTTAGCTTTGGAGTGGGGTTATTCGGTGGTTGGAAGTTAATGAGAGAGGAAGATAAGAAATGAATTTGATAATGAGGATATGGAACAGTCTAAATGAGAAAGGTCGTAGAGCGTGGGTTGATACCGGTAAAGCAATGGCTGATATGAAAGGCGGTATATATGCCGCAGAGGAACAACCACAAACACGTAGTCACAAGTTTGACGAAAAGACCAACAGACAGATAGACCAAGTGATTGCATTGGTGAATGGCAAATGAAAAATGCAGAATATATCATTGCGGTAACAATGTTTTCAATGTTGCTGATAGCATTTGAAATAATCGTGATGATGAATATAGGAGGATAACAAATGACAGCAGGTCAGATAAGTAAGCTACATAATTTATGCTTACAGATTAATTTGTTGGCGGCAAAACGTGACGACGCACCTGTCGTGATATACACAATGGTAGGTGACAATAAGTTTGCACCGGTTATATGTATAAGCGTGTATGAGGGTAAGCCGTTTAAAGAAATTATGTCGTTGTGTATTCCGACTGACAAAACAGTCGATAAGAAATACAGATTACAATTAAAAATGTTGGATGACATCAAGAAAAAGTTGGAGGTGAAAGAGAATGAATAACTATTACATTACGTTCGGCAGTGAGGGACAACCATTTAAGGGCGGTTGGATAATCATTGAGGCGGAAACAATAGAGCAAGCGTGCAAGATTTTCAGAGCGATGTATCAATACAAGGAAACTAACGATACACTGTTAAAATTCTGCTCAATATACACAGAAGAAGGCTTTAAGCAAACAGAAATGTACAAAAGCAACGACAATCTCGGAGCAGGTTGCCACTGCAAAGTAAGTATAAAAAAAGAGACCGTATGAGGTGCAACTCGAAACGGTCAAAGGTAATTACATAGATTAGTCTATGTTTTACATATATTATACCACAAAAAAATAAAAAATCAAGAAAGGAATGATAAAAAGTGGGTAATGCAAATTTATTAGAGGTCGCTCGTGGCGCAATCGGTGAAAGATTGGATTATGAGCTAAGCAAGGTCGTTGAAAATATCAGCGACCTAAACACAAAGGCAGACGCAGTAAGAAAGATAACGCTGACATTATCGTTAAAGCCGGACAGTGAAAGACAGAACATAAAAATGTCAACACAGGTTAAGTCAACATTGACACCAACGAACAACATCGAAAGTGCGTTGTTCTTGACTGAATCAGACGAGGGCAAGGCATTGGTGGAAATGTTGCCACAAGTTCCGGGACAAATGGCGTTAGACGGCTCAGAGCAAGAAGAGCCAAAGGTTATAGCAATTAAGAAAGCAATGTAATTTAAGGAGGATAAAGATAATGATTGATAGAAGTTTTATTGAAAAAATTGAGGATATGACAGGACCAAAGGTGATTGAAACAGTGCAAGGCACTTTTTCGGACAAGCACTTATATAGGATTGAAAACGAACTTGCTGATACAATAGTCCTTTCAAGTCTAAGCGGTTTGGCAGAGATGATAAAACAAGAGATGAATGAGTATAATCTTCCGCTGTTCGTCAGAGCAACATCAGCAGAACGAGTACACGTGTTCGGTGCAATCAGAGATGATATGCAACGTGAAAGACCTTTTACTGCCGAAGCAAAATTTATCGGTTTCGATTTTAACGAGTATATAAGCATTGAAAATATGATTATCTGTCTAAAATCGCGTTTTGCACCGACAGAGGACAGAGATTATCTTGTGCAGTTGCTTGGTAACATAACAGACCAACAGAGTGTACAGACAAAAGACGACGGTATCACGCAGTCAGCAACTGTCAAGAGTGGTATTCAGTTAGTTGGCGAGCAACGTATTAAGCCGATTGTTACGTTGAAACCATACAGAACATTTTTAGAGGTTGAACAACCGGCAAGCGATTTCTTAATCAGACTTAAAGACGGAAGAGCGGCACTGTTTGAGGCAGACGGTGGAGCTTGGGAACGTGAGGCAGTAAAGAACGTTGCGGACAAGCTAAGAGAATTGCTTGAAGATGTACCGAATGTACATATAATTGAATAATAAAAAAGCGGGGGAATTTAATTTCCTCCGCAATACCGTTCAACGGCATATATTATAACACATCGATATTTTAACACATAGAAAGGAAAATGTCAAATGTTCGGATACATTGATGTTGACAAAGAGATAACAGGCAACTACGGCAAGGACAGTTGTGGCGAGGAAGTAGTTGCCTGTACTTGTGACGAGTGCAATGAGCCTATATTTGTAGGCGACAAATACTACGAAATCGCAGATATAGTTGTCTGCGAAAACTGTATAGAGGAATTCGCGAGGACAGGAGAGGTAGATATATGAGTGAAGATATTAAGATATTAGAAAATGCAGAGGGTGAGTTTGGAATTATTACAGTGAACCAACTACCGGTTATATCGGAGCAGTTGGACAAACTGCAAGAGATTATTCAGGAACGTACACAAAGTGCCTTGCAATATGAGTGTACGGAGGATAATTACAAGCAAATAAAGTCAATGAGAAGTGCATTAACAAAAGAACGCACGGAACTTGAAAAACGTTATAAAGAGGCTATGGAAACAGCAATAGCACCGATACAAGCGGTACAGAACAAGTTCAAAAGTTGTATGAGTGTTTACAAAGATACAGACGCACAGCTGAAAACAAAAATAAACAGTGTGGAAAACGGTATAAAGGACATCAAGAAACAAGAGGTTGTTGAATATTTTAACGAGTATGTAGCCTCAAAAAATATTGATTTTCTTACATTTGACAAGCTCGGTATTAACCTCTTGCGTTTCAATCATTTTTAAATCACAAGATACTCTGTAAAAGATGCCATTGACAGAGTATCTTGTGATTTAAAAATGATTGAAACGCAAGAGGACAAAGAAGCTATACTTGTCGAGTACAAGAAAAGCCTCAACGTATCGGAAGCAGTTCAAGTCGTCAAGGCTCGTATGCAGGCTATACAAGAGGAAAAAGAAAGAGAGATTGAAAGAAAAAGAGCAGATATACAAAAAGAAGTTGCCTCACAAAAGGTTGATGAGCAAATAGAAAAGCCGCTCACACCACCGGAAGTAATCAAGCCGGTAGAAACAGAGATTAAGCCACAAGAAGAAAAAATATTTGCGGTACAGTTTAAGGCATACGGCACGCGACAACAGTTAAAGCAATTAAAAGAATTTATGAAGAAAGAAGGTATTCGTTATGAATAATCAAATTGCAAGACAAAAACCGTCATTCAGTACGGCGATTACAACGGATAAATTCCAGAGAGCTATAAATAACACATTGCAAGACCCGAACCGAGCAAGACGCTTTACATCATCTATCATTTCGGCGGTGTCTGCCAATCCTGCACTACAAGAGTGTGAGGCAGGAACGATAGTGTCGGCGGCGTTGCTCGGTGAAAGTCTTAACTTATCTCCGTCACCGCAGCTTGGACAATATTACCTTGTGCCATTTAATGATAACAAAAATCATTGTAAAAAGGCACAATTTCAGCTTGGATATAAGGGATATATTCAGCTTGCGATACGCAGTGGATATTATAAAAAGCTAAATGTACTTGCTATCAAAAAAGGCGAACTCGTTAAGTTTGACCCTTTGGAAGAAGAAATAGAAGTACAGTTAATTGACGACGAAGAACAAAGAGAGCAAGCCGAAACAATCGGCTATTATGCAATGTTCGAGTATCAGAACGGTTTTAAAAAAGCAATTTATTGGTCTAAGTCAAAAATGGAGCAACACGCATTGAAGTATTCACAAGGTTACAAAGCAAGAAAAGGTTATACATTTTGGGAAAAAGATTTTGACGGTATGGCATATAAAACTATGTTACGTCAGCTAATCTCCAAATGGGGCATTATGTCCATTGAAATGCAAGACGTTTATTCAAAGGATATGGCAGTAATCAACGAGGACGGCGAAACAGAATACATAGATACAATCGATACGACGTATACGGAAGTTGAACAGCAAGAACCTGATGATTTTGGGGAACAACAGCCAAATGTTCCTACAGAAGAAGCAGACGAGCCTATGTCGCTTGATGATTTTGATTGATATGGAATATAACATCATCAGCACAGGCAGTAAGGGGAACGCCGTAGTTATTAATGATGTTATACTCATAGATTGCGGCGTTTCGTTTAGAGCGTTAAAGGACGTATACAAGAATATAAAAATTGTGTTATTAACACATATCCATTCGGATCATTTTAACAGGCGAACAATTAAAGCGTTGGCGAATAACCGCCCAACATTACGGTTTGCGGCGGGAGTTCATCTGTTAAATGATTTGGTTGAATGTGGTGTCGATAAAAGCAATATAGACGTTGTAGAGGCGGGCAAGACATACAATTATGGATTGTTTCAAATATCACCTATAAAGCTGTATCACGATGTACCAAACTTCGGATACAGAATATTTATGAACAACGAGAGACTGATATATGCAACCGACACCAACAGTATGAAAGGCATAAAGGCTGAAAATTACGACCTTTATATGATAGAAGCAAATTACATAGATGAAGAAATACAAGAGCGAATACGAGAGAAAGAACGACAAGGACAGTATGCTTACGAGCGTGGTGTTTTACATACACATCTAAGCAAACAAAAATGTGATAATTTCATTTACGAAAACATCGGGCGTAATGGTTCATATGTATATCTACATCAACACGAGGATAGAAATAATGGAAATACAGGGTGTAATCAAGGACTATGACGGCGAATTTCTTACGATAGTCGCACCGTTTGACAATACAAGCGCATTGGAACAGAAGTGTATAACAGATTGTGAAATTCGTTTGAACGACGGACGGAGTATATCGAACAAACAAAGACGTAAGATATTCGCACTGGTGAACGATATAGGTACATACATAAACGGAATATCAAATAAGCGCGAGTATCAAGAAGAATTGAGGTTGATGAAACTGCTGTACATAATAGACAAGAGTGATAACGAAGCACTTCGCAGGCAACTTACGTTGAATTATTGTGAGTGTTTGGATATTGATATATTCAGTCTGTCGGACGTAGATATGACAACCGCTAAAGATTTTATATCGTGGCTCATTGAACTATGCATAAATCACGATATACCGACAAATGACAGTCTATTAAATATAACAGAGGATATAGACAGGTATTTGTATCTATGTTGTGCAAAAAGACGTTGTGCGGTGTGCGGAAAGAAAGCCGACATACATCACGTCGATACTGTCGGTAGCGGTGTAAATCGCAAAACCACACACCACTTAGACAAGGAAGTTCAGCCGCTATGTAGGTTACACCACACGGAGGCACACAAAATAGGAAAAACAGACTTCAATAACAAGTATCATTTAACATCAATAAAACTTGACGAATATTTGTGCAAGGTGCTTGGATTGAAGAAATAATCAGGAGGAAATGCAATGGTAAAAATAAGAGTAGAAGATACATACACGAACGAAGTATTTGAAACCGAATGTGACGGTGCATTGATTTCAATGCACCAACGCAAAGGGAATAATCGTGTAGCATATTCGGCTGTCATTGGAAGATTTAATATTAAATTATTAAAACTCATAAGAAAAGATATAAAGGAGATTTTAAAGAGAGCATTTAAGGGGGAAGGAAGAGTTGAATAAAGTTATATTAATGGGACGTCTTACGAAAGACGTTGAGATAAGACAAACGCCGAACAATCTTTCGGTCGCAAGATTTACTATTGCGGTAAATCGAAGATTTGTAAAAGACGGCGGACAACAGGCTGATTTTATTAACTGTATTGCGTGGCGTAAGACAGGCGAATTTATCGCAAGATATTTCCAAAAGGGCGGTATGATTGCCATAGTCGGAAGTATTCAAACAAGAAGTTGGGACGGTAATGACGGTAAAAAGCAGTATGCGACAGAAGTTATTGTAGATGAGGCGTACTTTACCGGTTCAAAATCTGAAAGTAGTACAGGCGGTAATACCGATTTGTCTGATAGCGGTTTAGATGATTTAAACAGTCAATACGGTGAGGATTTTGCAACAATCGGTGATGAAGAAGATTTGCCGTTTTAAGAGGTGTAGTGTATGAACAACGGAATTAACTACTTTCCGCTGAACGTACATTTAGACGATAAATTTGAATTAATCGAGGCTGAATTTGGGCTGAAAGGGTTTGCGATAGTCGTTAAGTTGTTCCAAAAGATATACGGACAGCAAGGTTACTATTGTGAATGGACAGAAGACGTTGCATTATTGTTCGGAAAGAATGTAGGTTTGGGTGGTGATGCCGTGTCCGAAATAGTGAGAGCCGCGATTAAAAGAGGTATATTTGACAGTGAACTTTATGACAAGTATCAAATCTTGACTTCGAGAGGCATACAAGAAAGATACTTCGAGGCAGTCAGTCGCCGTAAAGAAGTTGAAGTCAGAAAAGAGTACCTCTTAATTAAAGTCGACCAAATTTATAAGAATGTACGCATTTTAAATGAAAATGTAAACATTTCAAGCAAAAATGTAAACATTTCCGAACAAAAGAAAGTAGAAGAGAGTAAAGTAAAAGAAAAGAAAGTAGAAGAAAGGGAACTGCCACGTCTGCCTGTAAGAATTGTTAAGCTATATGAGAACAATATAGCACCTTTGACACCAATTACACTGCAAGGCTTAGATGATTGGCTGAATGATATGTCTGAGGACGTTGTTATATACGCAATCGAAGAAGCTGTAAAGAACAACAAACGTAATTACAGGTACATAGAGGCAATACTTCGCAATCATTTTAATGCGGGACGTACTACCCTTGCGGAAGTGCAAGGTGCAAAGAAAACATACCGCAAAGGGAATGAACAAAGCGTATATGACGACAACGGTGTTGATTATGACGAACTTGAAAAAATAATGAGGGAGCGAATGTAGTGGTAATATTAGCAATAGACCCCGGTAATACACAAAGCGGTTGGTGCATTATTGACAGAGAAACAATGAAACCGCAAGACTTCGGAAAGACGGATAACAACGAATTGTTAGACAGTTTTGAACGCCTGATAAGAGTACATCAAGTGGACGTTGTTGTTATTGAAATGGTGGCGTGCTACGGTATGCCGGTTGGATGTGAAGTGTTTGAAACGTGCGTGTGGATTGGCAGATTTACAGAAAAATCAAAGCAATTACAAAAGGACGTTCAATACATAACACGCAAAGACGAAAAAATTAACATCTGTTACAGTATGAAAGCCAACGACGCAACTATTCGCAGGGCTTTGATAGACAGATTTGCAAAACACGATTTAAAGAACGGCAAGGGAACAAAGAAAAATCCTGACTGGTTTTACGGCTTCAAAAGTGACATTTGGGCGGCTTATGCAGTGGGGATAACGTGGATTGATATGGGTGAAAACGATGATAATTAAACAAGACAGAGAAAATTTTCATATGTTGAATTTTTTGGATAAGTTTATGATGGGACATAAAGGATACATAGCGGGCGGCTGTTTTAAAAACATTTTCAACGGTGAAAAGATAAAGGACATAGATATATTTTTTGATAACGAGGAAGAATTTTATTGCGCCGTGGAATACTTCGACCGTCAGACAGAAGGATATACAGGCGATAACGCATTGACAGTGCAATATAATTTTTACTACGAAAACGACAATGTCAAGGCATATAAGCATATAGACAGTGGGTTGGTATTGGAGTTATGTCGTAAAAATTTCAATGACGCAAAGTCGATGTTAGAAAATTTTGATTTTACTATATCAAAGTTTGCATATTTCAAAGAAGAAGTAACGGAGGACGACGGAAAACATATTGAATATAAAGTAATGTACGACGATAAGTTTTTTTGAACACCTACATACAAAACGATTGGTAGTCGATGACAAAATACTGTTCCCAATGTCAACATTTGAGCGAATGATACGATATATCAAATATGGATATATGCCGTGCAGAGAAACAAAATTGAAGATAGCAACAGCAATACACGAAACAAATATTGATGATATTTCGGTCAACAAAAGTTTGTATGAGGGTATGGATTAATTTATTTTTAGGAGGAATAAGAAAATGAACGAAGAAAAAGAAATAACAAAGATATTAATGGAATTAGGTACACCGTGTCATTTGGCAGGCTATGACCTAATCAGACAAGCCGTTGTGATAATGTTAAACAACGAAAAAATAAAGCAAACGGATATATATAGACAGTTGGCTGAAAATGTTGGCAAAACACAAAGTCAGGTGGAACGAAATATTCGCCACACAATAGAGGTGACGTTTTATAATATTCGCCCCGAAATGGCTAAAAAATACTTTGGCAACAGTGTTGGTTACAACAAAGTTAAGCCGTGCAACGCGCAGTTCCTCGCTACAATCGCGGAACACACGAAGAACAAAGAGTTATACACAGAATAGGGGGATAGAAAATGACTATTAAATTACCAATGGGCGTGGAAATAGAAATGAATACGCGTTTGCCGTATGATTTCGATGATATTATTCGAAAGATATTCAAAGAATATTTAGGCGAAGCAAAAACAGAAAATTTAGCGTTTGATAAATTAAATTTTATAGACCTCTGTATTGCTTCAATTCGCAATTCAAAATGTGCGGAGGAGGCAGTTCAAGATATAATGCTCAAGCAAACAGAATACAGATTAAAAATACTTGATGAACTTCCGGAAAAAAGTTCGTTCTTGAACATGAACTTTATGGTTTACTGTTATGAAACAGGTAGAGAAAATGCGGAACTGCATACTGAATATAGCAGTAATTACATAGAAAATGAAACTATTATGAAAGTGGTTATAAGAATTATAAAAGTGGTTAGTGATTTTGAGGAGGAAGAAAATGGCGAAGAAAAAGAGAATTAAAATCGGTGCTATGTATCGAGAATACGGCGAAATGGAAGGAGTTTTATGCCGTAACTGCTGTAATTTTATAACGATTACAGACGAGGGGAAACGCCACTGCAAGTGCCGAGGATACGGTATAACAAGAGAGGCAAGCACAAATTGGTATGGCAAATATGAGGCGTGCGGATTGTATAACACACCGATAGATGAAAAGTATAAACCAATATTCAAAGGAGCGAATGAGTAATGAATACACCGATAATTAGACCGAGTTTGATTTATTTAATTAATCTTGCTGACGGAATGAAAACAGCATTGATTGTAATTACCGTAATAGCTGTCGTTGTTGCTATTACGATGTGTGCATATATATCGATAGGCTGTTATTACAATAAACGCCCAAAACTAACAGAAAAAAAGTTGTTGAGAATTTCGGTTATATCCGGAATATGCTGTACACTTGCGTGCGTAGCGATACCAAGTGAAAAGACTTGTTACACAATGCTTGTCGGTTCACAACTGACACCGCAGAACATTCAAAGCGTCGGTAATGATTTGAAGTCTGCGGTAGATTACATATTTGAGAAGATAGACGAATTGGAGGAATAGAAGAATGAGATATAAAACAAAGCCTTGCGAAATCGAGGCAGTACAATGGACAGGGCAAAATATTAAAGAAATAATGCAATTCACAACAGATAAAGATAATATTCATATCAAGGACGGCGAACTTCTTGTATCGACATTAGAGGGCGATATGAAAGCAAGTGTTGGCGATTATATTATAAAGGGTTTACGAGGAGAGTATTATCCTTGCAAACCCGACGTGTTCTGCAAGAAGTATGAGCCGTGTGAGTAGGATTTCTGAACGATAAAGGAGAACAGTCGATATGATGAATTCAATAATTAACACAGTGGTGGCGTTAAGAGAAAATCGTAAAAATGACAGCGATAGAAACGAAGATGAGAGAAGTGAGGAAGAAATAATGAATGGTGTAGAGTTGAAAAAATGCCCGTTTTGCGGTGGGAAAGCAGGATTGTATCAAGCATATGACGGTCGTTACGTTGTAGAATGCAACGAGTGTGGTACGAGGTGTAAAATGAGTGGATATAAAGACAAGGTTATAAACGAATGGAATAATCGTGTGGGTATAATGCCGATACGTTCGCAAAGTGAGTGGTTGCAAGTAGCGGATGACTATGGCGAACGACAAATACCATTAGTGATTGAAGAAATGGCAGAACTGACACAAGCATTAACTAAGTATATGAGAGCAACACAGGGAGGACAGCGTGTAAGAAAGACCATGCAAGAAATAGAAGACAGCGTCAAAGAGGAATTATCAGACGTAATTGTAATGATGATACAGTTGCAATATTTATTCCATATCAGTAATGACGAAATAAATCAGATAGCGGATAAAAAGCTGGAAAAAACATTGAATTTAATGGAGGGCATAGAAGATGAATAATACTACACAGCTAAATAAGAAACCGACAGAAAGTGAAAATTTCTATTGTGTCTTAAAGAAAAATAACCAACATCTATATTTTAAGGGGCGTTGTAATCAGGTGATAATGAAAAATACATACGCTGAATTCATAGAATTTGAAGAAGACGCATTTGGAACATTGGCGATAATTCCATTAGAAAATATACTTTTTGTAGGTCGTACTATGGAAGATAAGGAGTAAACGATGAAAAGCGAAGAATTTGAAGAAGTTATAAATAAACGCATAGAAATGTGTAAAACTGTTTTATGTAATAAGGCGGACGAATACGCAACCGATGATAGGCTGCATAATTTCAAGGTAGCAGGCGAATTGCAAAGTTGCACACCAGTAAAAGCGTTAGGCGGTATGATGGCAAAACATACTGTCAGCGTGTACGATTTGATAGATGATTACGAGCAAGGCAAGGCAATATCGAAAGAAATGTGGGCAGAAAAGATAGGTGATAGTATCAATTATTTATTGTTGCTTACGGCATTGTTGGAGGAGGATATAGAAGATGACAATTAAAGATATATATAATTTAATGGATATGTGCAGACGCTTTAAGTTTGAAAGTTCCGATACAAGTGGAAAAAGTCCCGAAGAAGTTAGAGCATATGCAGAGGGATATATCCGTTGCAAAAGTTGCGTTATGGCAGTATTAAACGCAATGAAAGGCAGAATGGAAAGAGCAAACGAGCCTACAAAGGTGTTAATCGAAGATTGCGATTTTTCTGTACGAACATATAACTGCTTGAAACGTGCCGGAATGAAAACACTCGGTGACATCAAGAGTGTTGAGCAGTTGCAGAATGTAAGAAATTTAGGCAAAAGATGTGTAAATGAAGTAGTTGATAAATTAATGGAATATGGTATTGAACTACCGGAAAGTGAGGGACAAAATGAAAGTTAAAGAAATGTTAGAAATATTGAATAGTGTACCGGAAGAAGCGAATGTATCTATAATTTATCCCGAAGATTGTTACGGGGAAGAAAGCGGTGTTCGTATAGACGAGATAATGTATCTCAAAAGTTCATCGGCAGACAGCAAGAAAAATGGAGTATTTATCAAAATAGGATAAGGAGAGATAGAATAATGAATGATATTATAAACAAATTAAAAAACGGAGAAGAGTTATCTGAAAAAGAAATAAAAAAATTGGTATATGAGGGCGATTTTGTTGACGAGATAAAGGGTAATGACCATCGTTGGCAAAAAGAGATACAAACAATTATAGATGTTGATGGACAGTTATATGCTGTTGATTGGTTGATGGGTCTGACAGAGTGTCAAGAAAACGAGTTTTTTAACCAGCCGTATAAAGTTAAATATGTTGAAAAACAAGTGACAATAAAAAGTTATGAAATTATATAAAGGAGAAATAAAACAATGAAAGTTGAAATTAAAGCGAATGGCAAGACGATTGAGGCTGAAATCAGCAAAGAACAAGCGAAAGAGTTAGGTTTGATTGCTAAAAAAAATACGGGTTATGAACAAGTTGAGTATAGAGATGAATACTATTCCGTTAATGTGCTTGGTGGTGTAGATGATACATGTGATGTGGGACTTATAACGGATAAGGCTGCGTATTTTGATGGAAACTATTACAGTGACGAAAAAATAGCAGAAAACAACGCAAAAGCTGATAGGCTGTTGCGTAAACTACGTCAGTGGCAAGCGCTGAACGATGAACCTGTAAATAAGAGAGATCTTATACAACTGATATTCACTATCGGTTATGACTACAAAAAAGATGATGCAGGAAATGATGCAGGACTTTACGCATATAGTTATCATCGTCCTGTAAGCTTTGGTGAGATTCACTTCTCGACCAGAGACAAAGTGAAAGAGGCTATCAATGTGTTCAAAGATGAACTGACGTGGTATTTTACGGAGTATCAACGAAGGTTAGATGAAACGATGCAATAAGTCGATAAGGAGGGAAAACAAATATCGACAGAACAATTATGTTGGACGTGTCAAAAAGCTTGCGGTGATTGTTCGTGGAGCAGTTGCTTTCAGCCTGTGGAGGGTTGGACCGCTGAAAAGGTACACCGCAAGACGTATGATTCGTATAGGATTGAAAAGTGTCCGGAATATGTACCGGATAGAGCAAGCAATTCTGAAAACAAGAAAAAGACACGAGTAACCAACAAAGAATTAGATACAATGAAAAGATTAAGAGATGATGGTCTATCATATTTTGAAATAGCAAAGATTGTGGACAGAAACCCTGACGTGGTTAGGGTGAATTTGACGAGGTGTTGATATGGATAAAACAGCGAAGAAGTTAAAGCAGAAACGCAGAGCCGAACGTGAAAAAGCATTAAACGCAATACGCCAAGAGCAAGAAAAGGAATTGTTAAAGCGATTTGAGGTAGTAGCAAAGAAACACGGTATCAAAAAGTTTAACAAAAAGCAAGCGTTGCTGTCATACAAATTAGTCGAGGACGAGGCGATAAGCGACGGAACGATATACACTATAATGTTTGTGGCGTGGTATTTACATATCAAATATGGCTACAACTATATCCGAATAGCACAATTCATTGACGCAGTTAATTATTATTCCAAAAGTACCGTAGAGAATAAACGTGATACTGAAAAATTGATTGATGAAATGAAACGCGAATGCCAATTTGATTATGTGGAATTGATGAGCGACTTTGACCCATTAAAAATTAAAACAGATACGTCGGCAGAGGATAAGCTAAAAATGGCAGTCTGCAAAATGCAAGCAATATTACCTGTGACGCTGTATGTGTTGTATTTCAAAATGGGTTGGAAGAAAAAGAGAATGAACGCTGTCGGTGAAACGGCAAAACAAGTAATGAAAGAAATACCAAAAGGGAAGTTAAAGGAAATCAGAGAAGTATTGCGTAATGATTGCGGTATGGTGTTTTACAGCAACGGTTGGATAGATTATCTGAAAGCGAAAGAGTAGGAGGACAGAAGATTGACGGAGTTTAGGTTTTCAAGAACGTTAGACAAATTGGGGATAAGCTATAACACGCAAGGATTGATATATTTCCTGTGTGTTAATGCTAAACGACTGCCGGAGCAAGATAAGGCAGTGCTGAATATGTGTCTTGAAGTCGCAGGAGAGGACTATCAGGCACTATATAAATTTCTGACGGACAGCTCCGTCAATCACGTCTACATACAAATGCAATACGGATTGCACCCAAAACGGTTATTTAATCTAAAACGCGAATTCTATAAACGGTTTAGGGATAACTTAACTCACTTTGACTTGCGGTAGAAAATGTGATATAATATATATGCTCACTTGAGAGATATTATATTTTTTCATTTATTCCTAAAAAAAGACGGTTACCAAACGGCAACCGTCTTTTTTGTTATGCGTTTTCAATCAGTCTTTCAATAACCTGACTGATATTTTCGCGTCTTTCGAGAGCGAGCGATTGAAGTTTCTTTTTCGCTGTTCCAGAAAGGGTTATTGTTGTTCGGTAGGTATCACCCTCTGACACTTCACCGAAGTACTGTTCGTACACTTCCGGTGAAGCGTGTTCTTCAGCGAACGCCTTTGCGTCAGCTTCGGAAAGTGGAACGATTTTTTCACCTGAAGTCCACATATTGCCGTCGGCTTCAGCATAGGCGGTTCTTGCACCGCCATATCCGTACAAGAAAAACTCACCTGTACGCTTTACATACAGTTGCTCGCAAAGGGCGTCAAAATCGCCCGACGGCAATCCGTTGGAGTATCCGCACACTTCCTGTGCGGTGTCTGTGTCGTACTTACGACCCTTAATTATTTTTTGCATTTTAAATTCCTCCTATTAATTAAATTTGATTTTATCATTGATAAAATCTTCTACAGTATTGGCTTTAAAGTCCTCTACTGTAAAGCAACCTTGACCATTTCCGCAACGATAACCTATTACTTCGTCTTTCCAGCCTGTTACCTCAATCCAATATGAGGTGTTATCGCTCTCTGTTTCAGGTATACCAAAACGGAGAGTTCCGTTCGGCTCGGGACACCTTGGAGCTTCGGTGTAAGGTGTTTTTGATGTGATTTCTTTTATAAGAGCCTTACCGCTTTCGGTAAACACTCTTTCATATTTTTCTACCTCTATTGTTTCATCAGTCAATTCATATTTTTTCATTTTAATCTTCCTTTCTTGTCTTGTTATCATATTGCACCTCTGCATTGCACCGACGCACCGAAATGCGTCGGAATTGCGTTTTTATAGCTCTTTTTCAATTTCAGCGATGATGTCTACATATTCTAATACTTCGTCTGCTGATAATTCGTAACTGTCGTTTTCCCAAGAGCTATCATCTTCAATAGTTCTTAAAAATTCTTCTGCTTTTTCAGTTTTTTCGTCATCATCATCACAGTCAGCTAAATTCGGGAACCATTCTTTCTCTGTGATGTATCTGCAACATCCTTCTTCGTCAACGCTAATGATAATGTCGTATGCGTTTGTTTCTCCGTAAATTAATCTCTTTTTCATAATTAATCTTCCTTTCTCTTGCCTTTCGGCTGACCTCTTTTGTTATTTTCTAACCATATTATAGCAAACCTTTATGTCAAAGTCAATACTTTTATGCTAAAGTTAAATAAGATTATGAAAAATATACATATATTCCTATGGTTATTTATGCAATATATACAAAATGCAAAAATATTAAAATTGGAAAATAGTGTGGGGGATAGATTTGATTTACTACATATAGTAGGTAGAACCGTCGTGAGGACGGTGGGTTAATATTTCACTGATTGTCGGTGGGGACGGAAATATTAAATTCGTGAAAAAGGGGGTGTCAGCCATCGCAAAACAGAGAACATATACAGACGCCGACCGTGAGCAGGCATTTGCGGAATACACGGTATTGGGAAATTGGGAATTAGTATCACGCAAAATGGGTATTCCCGTAAACACATTAAAATCGTGGTGGCGACGACATCCGCCTGATATGGACGAATATGCAGAAAAACGGCGAGAGGTCCGCGAGGGTTTCATCGAAACGGCGAGCAGAGCTATTGAAAACGGTGCGGAACTGATTAACAGGCGTATGGAATTAGCATTAAAACATCAGCGTGAATTGGAAGAACTGATGAACGATGTTCCAGCTGATGAAATGACGGCAACGCAAAAACAGGAATTGCGAGCGAAGATACGGTCATTGGAACTGCACAAGTTGTCTGAAATCAGTACGGCGGTCAATACGTTGTATGACAAACGTGCATTAGCACAGGGACAATCGACTGAAAATACGACGATTGAAATTAAAATGCCACAGGACGTGATGAAATATGCAGAATAGTCTGAAATTAGACCTATCACGCACAAATCCGAAACAGGAACAGTTTTTCACAGCACATAACAGAATGATTATGTACGGCGGAGCAAGAGGCGGCGGAAAGTCGTGGGCGGTCAGAATGAAAGCGGTACTATTGGCTATCAGATATGCAGGTATAAAAATGTTATTTCTGCGACGGACATACAGGGATTTGGAGCGTAACCACGTTCGTGAACTGGAACCGTTGCTGAAAGGCATTGCGAGATACAGCAAACAGGAAAAATGTTTCTATTTCAATAACGGTTCACTGTTGGAAATGGGATATTGCGACAGCGAAAGCGACGTCAATCAATATCAGGGTATCGAATACGATGTCATTTTTATGGACGAAGCAACGCAATTTACTGAATATCAGTATTCAACACTGACTGCGTGTATTCGTGGTGCTAATCCGTTTCCAAAACGAATGTATTTGACCTGTAATCCCGGTGGTGTCGGTCACGAATGGGTTAAACGTCTGTTTGTGTCAAAAAAATACCGTAATTCTGAAAATCCTAACGACTATCTGTTCATTCCAGCGACGGTGTTTGATAATGCGGTGTTATTGGAAACAGATACAGGCTATGTTGATATGTTAAATAACCTGCCCGACGGACTGCGAGAGGCGTGGCGTGACGGCAGTTGGGACTTGCTTGAGGGACGGTATTTCAACGAATTTGATAGGTCAATACACATTGTTAAACCGTTTCAAATTCCTAAACATTGGCGTAAATATCGTGGTATGGATTACGGTTTGGATTGTTTGGCGTGTGTATGGGTGGCTATTGACGAACACGGTAACTACTATGTTTACCGCGAGTACGCTGAAAGCAATAAGGTTATTTCAGTCGGTGCAGGGGAAATAGTCAATCTGACGCCGACTGACGAACGAATAGAATACACCGCCGCCCCACCTGATATGTGGGGACGAACACAAGAAAGCGGTAAGACAAAGGCGGATTTGTTCCGTGAGGGCGGTTTGCCACTGTTGAAAAGTTCAAATAACCGTGAGGCAGGTTGGTTGGCGGTCAAAGATTTATTACAGGTCAAGAACGGCAGTAGCCGATTGATGATATTCGATAACTGCATTGAATTAATCGACTGTTTAACATCACTGCAACGTGATACCAAACACCCGACGGACTGTGCGACAGAGCCACACGATATAACACATTTACCTGACGCGTTGCGATATTTCGTGTTGCAATTCACATCACCGTCAAAGCCACCAAAAGAGGAAAAGACAGCGGTACAAAAGTACAGAGAGAAAGCATTAAAAGGCAGATTAGAAAAAAGGAGGAGCTATTTCTAATGAAAATCAAGAAGATAAAGAGAAAATGCGAAGTCAGAGGGTGTAAGAATACCGATACATATTCACTGACAAATACAAATGAATTCGGTAACAGTGTCATTATCTGCGAAGAATGTTTAAAAAAGGCGGTTAAAGCTGTTGCGGAATACGACCCATCAGCAGAGAAAAAGACGGTATCAGTACCACCGCCACCACTATTTTTCCACGGTGGAATAGAGAAAACAGTAGAAAACGTGGAAGAAACAGTTGAAACAGAGGATAACAACGCAGAAGAATACCCTATTCCGTACACAAAGGAGTATTTGGACGGTGTTAAGTACAACGATTTGAAAAAAATCGCAAAGGAAATGGGTATCAACGCAAACGCCGACAAAGAAACGTTGATTGAAAGCATTTTACAGGCTGATTAAGGGGGAATGGCTATGAATGTAACAGGGTTTCTGCTATGCGTTATAGCTATTCAGACACTAACCATAGTAGGAATGACGATAGTACAACATATCGAACGCAAAGACCTGTATAACAGGTTGATGTGCAGAAATATGACCGAATACAACAACATCAAAGCCGATGAGCCAAAGCAACCTATCAGCAGGCATAAAGCCGTTTTGAATAGGTGGCGCAAGAACGACACAAAGGTGGGTGATGAATAATGAATTTAAGATATTCACCTGTATTGCAGGGCATAAAAGCGAGCGTAAAGAGTATGTTTTCACCACCTAACAGTGAAAGTGCAGATGATGAAGAAGTTGACAGAGTAATTGACACCGACGACGACGGAAATCAGCTGTACAAGGAAGATATTATCGCAAATATTCACGAAGAATTAGAGAAACGCCGTTCAGCACGTTCAGCATTGGAGACACAATGGCATTTAAACGCTAATTTTTTAGTCGGTAATCAGTATTGTGATTTTAATCCGTACAGTCGCGAAATCGAACAGTTGGAGCCTGTATACGATTGGTTGGAACGCGAAACATTCAATCAAATTGCACCACTGATTGATACGCGAATAGCTAATCTGAAAAAAATTAACTATCGAATGAAAGTAAATCCACGAACGAACGAGTTAGAGGACTACGCAAAAGCTGAAACATCAACTACGATATTGCAGTATTTGCAGACTTCAAGTGATTTCGATACCAAAAAGAACACTGCGATACAGTGGAATGAATTGTGCGGTAACTGTTTTTGGCTATCGTGGTGGGACAAAGACAAAGGTGAGAAATACGCTACTGAAAAAGTCATTACGGTTGACGATGAGGGAAATGAGCAAAAGTTTGAACAAGCGTTTTATCAAGGTGATTTGGAGTATGGACTGATAACGCCGTATGAGGTGTTTCCTGAAAGTATTTTCAAAGAAGGTGTAGAGGCGCAGCGTTCAATCATTTTGGAGCAAGTCAAGACCAAAGAGGAAATATACGACCTATACGGTATCAAAGTTGAGGGTGCAACGGTTGAAACGTTTGAACTAACACCTGTTGTTGCCGGAGGCGGTTTTGGTTACGAGAATACCGTCACAACATTAGGTACACGTTCGGTAGATGGTGCGGCAAAGGTTATTACATACTTTGAACGTCCGACAAAACATAGACCGGACGGAAGAATGATAATCATTGTCGGTGACGAGCATTTGGTTTACTACGGTCCGCTACCGTATTCACGCATACCATTAACGCAAATGATGTGTCGCGAATCGGCAGGGCAGTTTTTTGGAAAATCAATAATCGAAGATTTGATACCACGTCAGAGGGCGTATAACGGCTGTTTAAACCGTATCCACGAATACATCAAACGCATTGCGATACAGGGTTTCTACGCCGAAGAGGGTAGTATCGACATCGAAGAATTTGAACAGAACGGTGCGGCACCTGGTGCAATGTTGGTATACAGACAGGGAGCAAACCCGCCGACACCTATTCCGAATGGCAATTTGCCGTCAGAGATTATGACAGAACGATACAATCTGAAAAGCGATATGGAATATGTAGCAGGTGTATCACAGCTGATGATGAACGGTGCAACGCCCGCAGGCGTAACGTCGGGTACGGCTATACAGAACCTTGTTGACATAGACAATACACGTCTATCGCTGACAGGCGACCATATCCGAAACAGTATCAAAAATTTGGCGGTAATGTGGCTTGAAATCTATAAAAAATACGCTAATACGCGACGTGTGCTGAATTGCACAGGTAAAAATCGTATCGGTAATGCAATCATATGGAATAGCGACGATATTAACAGCTATGACGTTGAATACGTCACTGAAAACGAACTACTGATGTCGGAAGAAGTGCAAAAGGAACGTTTCTTCGACGCGTACAAAATGGGGCTGTTTACCGACGCAAACGGTCAGATACCTGAACGTGTAAAACAGAGGGCACTGGAGTTTATGAAAGTAGGCAATTACACCGAAATAATGAACATCAATGCACTGCAAATACAGGCGGCACAACGTGAAAACGTATTTTTTGAGCAGGGTGCAGTGCCGAGAGTATCAGAGTTTGACGACCACGATATACACATAGACGAACACCTGCGGTATATCTTGCAGTTGGATTTTCAGCTGTTAAAACTGAAAAAGCCTGAGTATGCAAAAGCATTAGAGGACCATATCAGACTACATAAACAGGCGCAGACACAAGACCAACAGCAGAATGTAATTGCTATGTTGGCACAACAACAAGGACAAAGATAGGAGGATATACATAATGGATATCCTCCTATCTTTGTCCTAGGATATAAAGATAGGAGGATATACATAATGGATAATTTCTACGACGCAAGACGAGCGACCGAAGATATGTTCGACGGTCAAACGGTGTTAGGGGAAGATAGTACCCCTCAAGACACCTCACAAGATACCCCTCAAGAACAGCAAGAGGGACAAGTACAAGAGGAACAACCGCAAGAACAGGTACAAGAACAACCGCCGCAAGAGAATAATGCAGTTGATGAGGCGGCAAATGTAGCACAGGCGGCGGCACAAGCGGCGGCACAACGTGAACAAGATTATCAACGCATAATGGAAGAAAATGAACAGCTAAGACAGACAAATAACGAATTGCAACAGACTATAACGCAGCAATCACAGCAACGTGAGCAAGCGGTTATAGAGGACGCAATGCAAATGCCTATGTTGGACGTTAATCGTTTAGCATTTGAGGACGATGCAACTGTTCAGAAAATGCAACAGGACTATGCAAATGCAATGCAAAAATACGTCACACAGCAAGTGCTAAAAGACGTTGAACCTGCCTTGCAATACGCAAAGGACGGTATGCGTGAGAAGGAAAAAAGGGAAATGCTTGAGGCGTTCAAAGGTGTAGATGAACTGAAAGGTATTAACGATATGTTGCCACAACTTGACTACATTATCGAACACAACAAGTGGTTAGCTAACGACGATATACCTATGGACGAAAAGTATTTGACGGCGTATATGATTGCAAACGGCGTAAATTCTGCGAATACACCGCCACCGTCAGACCCAACAGCAGAAGAATTAATGAAATACTACGACAGCAATCCCGAATTTCAACAAATGATTGAAAAAAAGAGATTGGACGACATTAAACAAAGTCAGCAAGTGCCTGCAATGTCAGCGTCAAACGGCGCTGTAAACGCGGCATTAACAATAAAAGAAAAACCAACAACTTGGGACGACGCCTCCAAAAGAACAAAAAATATGTTCAGAGAGAAATAACGTACCCACATTACAAAAGAGGGAGAATTTTTAAATGGGAAGAGAACAAAACTTAAAAACTATTGAAGAGGCTCTAAAATCTAACTACTTACCGGTATGGAATAACCTACTCGGTATCGAGCCTACACCACTACTATCAAAAATCAAGAAAAAGTCATTGGTAGCAAATGAGATTGTTGCGTCAGCTCCAATCGGTCTATCAGGTGGCTTTGGCTACGGTGAAGAAGGACTTGCGACACCTGAAGCAGGTAACGTTATGTTCAAACGTTTCAGAACATACGCAAAAGATATGTATACAAACGTTGAACTATCAATCAAAGCTGTACAACTTACAGGCAAGAATGGCTCTATGGCAAACGCACTTGACACAGAAGTTAAGGCGGCGTATGAAACAGCAAAATGGAACGTCGGACGTTCACTATTCGGTAACGGTACAGGTGCATTAACAAAGGTTGTTAAACAGACAACTCCGACAACAAAAGTTGAAGTGACTGACATTAAGTACGTCAAGGAAGGTTTGATTGTAGACTTTTATCCGACCTCGGCTACAACACCAAACGACGTGGTTGCTAAACAGCTACGAATTATGGCAATTAACCGTACAAAGAACAGCAACGGTAACTATGAGATTATCCTTGACAAAGCACCTACAACAGCACTTGTTGACGGCTTTATGACGGTGCAGAACTCATTTAACCGTGAAATCACAGGTCTTGGTGCTATCTTCGACGATGAAGTTCCAACAATTTACGGCGTAAGCAAGGCAGACAATCCGTTTATCAAGCCTATTGTTATTAACGCAAATGATAATGTTGAGGACAGCATTATCACAAAGGCTCTAAGACGTGCCGAAAAGGACAAGAACTCAAAGGTTGATATGCTGTTGTGCGGTGACGAAGCATACGACCACTACACAGAATACCTAAGAGTAAACAATATCAGAGTTGAACAGAACACCTTACAGGGTGGTTTCAAATCAATTCAGTTTGCTTTCGGCAACAGACAGGTTGATGTTGTCAACGAAATGTTCGTACCGGATGATGAAATTTGGGGTGTTGATACTTCAGCGCTTGAATTACATACACAGGAATGGAAGTTTGCTGACCTACAAGGCGGTGGTATTTTCAACCTAAAGGAAAATTCATCAGTTTACAGAGCGTTGCTTGCAAACTATGGTGACCTTATCTGCTCAAATCCGGGCGGTCTAATCAGAATTTATAACTGTATTTAATTCTAACGGCAAGGTGATTATATGTTGCCTTGCCGTTATTTTTGCCGTTATTTTAGGTACTTGCTGAAATATTTTTTTCTGAAATGCGGTGATAAATTGGAACAAGCAGAAGTAACACTTAAAGAAATATATGAAAAGGTAAGTCTGAAAGTGCCTTTGGAACAGCGACGGTTCTTTAATTTCTTTAACGACACCGTTGCAGAACTTGAAGCATTATATCCCGACTTACTATTCAAAGAGGGTGTGCATTTTACACCAGTACACGATTTATCGGACGAAAACGTTGTATTACCGCTTTATACTCCGGCAATCGTGGACAATATCTTATACCTTTGTGGTTACGACCAACAAGGTATATTCAAACAAGAATTTACACGAAAATCAAGAAATGTCTATGTGCATTATTGGAAAAATCACGCACATAACAGACGTGTACGACGAATGAGGTGGTAGAGAAGTGTTTGACAGTGGAATATCTGCAAAAGCGTTAATAGCAGAATTACAGAGTGAAGTGGACGTCGCACTTCCTATCACAAATTCGACGTATGTAACGTGGCTGAACAGTCTGCAATGGCTGTTATACAGTGCGATTATAAAAGAACAAAACGACTTGATAATTACTGAACCGCAAGAGGACGTTATACAGCTTGCAAGCCTTGATGTTTCGGATAATGAAGCGCCGATACGGTTTGAAGATATATATGCGGTGTATGCAGATACAACGCAATTAATAAAGACAAGTATAACGAGCGGTTACGTATTTCCTGATTGTTTTTATAAAAAGGGCGAAAATTTAGCTATTAAAATGCAAAAAACGCCTAATTTTATTAAATTAATCTATCATATCAAGCCTAAATTGATAAAAGTAAATGAAAATGACGAAATACAAGACGGTAACGTGATGATACCGATAGAATTTATCGAATTGGTAAAGTCAAAGTTGAGAGGCGAGGCGTACTCACTTGAAAATGAGTACGGTCCTGCGTCAAATTGGCTCAACAATTACAATATTTTACTTGAAAATTTCAAACAATGGCTATCTGATAAAGCCCAACAATTCGGACAGTAAAGGAGAGGTTATATGGCAAAGAAACAAAACGAATTACAATTCGGACAAGTACCATTACCACAGGCACTAAAGCAATATAGCCTTTCCAAGCTGAATTGGAGTGGTTTAAACAGACGGCAAGTTATAGATACAGGTGCTTTGTCTATGGAATGCAACATTTCTACAGCCGAGGCACCTTATTTAACACCGTCGCAAAGCAGGGTAGACATATTGTCCGATATGGGACTTGAATACAAACACCCTATATCGCTATTCAGTTTTGATGATTTTCTTGTTGTTATCTATCGTGACGATACAGAATTAAAACTTGATTATCTCGTTTTGAGCGACAAGAAAAACAGTAAAGGACAAATCACAAAAGTATATACAGGTCTAATAAAAAAAGGCGTGACAGAAGAAACTGACGCGATACAGCGTAGTATGGTGCAATTCAATGTATATGAAAATGCCGTTGATGTACTTGGCGGCACATATGTAAAGAAATTGATACTGTTTCCTGACAAAGTATCTATGTTTATGAAGATTGTAGATACAGACAAAGACCCTACTACATTTGACAAACAGGCAGTTGAGGACGGCAATGCCGATATTGATGTTATGTATTGCCAAAAAGAAAGCAGTGGCAAAAAAACTTACTATGTTTGGAATGGGGTGATAGGCAGATTTACTGTGACAGGTGGCACAAACTACTTTGAAACAAGCAATTTGGACGTTGAAATAAAAAAATACTACAATGACGGATATACTCAGACGAAAGACGAGTATTACAATGACGGTTACAGAAAGTCAAGTAAACAAACGTATAATGACGGTTACAAAAAGACGGAATATAACAAAGACAGTAGCAAAAAAGCGAGGTTTTATGACGGATACCAAAAGCAATGGTCGGGTAGTTATAACGAGAACGATGGAATTGTGTACTATCAGCGACAAGGAACGTGTTCACCATACACTTACATAACGGTTACTGATTTGAAGAACGATGATAGTGTAGCAGGCTTATATATAAGGGCATTTTCACCTTTAAAACAAATGACTAATGTAGCTTTTTACGAACGTACAGGTACGTCATTCCCTTACACATATACAAGAGTATATGCAGAACTTGATTATAATTCAGACATAAGTAATTACTATGAAAAGGTTTCTGATAGCACAGGTACGGTTCAAACCAAACTATACGTAAGAAAAGCTGATGATAACGGTACGATAATACCGTATGAGTATGAGGAAGTAACTGATATTGCATACGGTACGAATATAACCGATTATTACGAAAAGATAAGCGACAAAGAAGTTACGGCAAAAGCATATTACAAAAGAACCGAAAACACCGATAAGGATAGCGACGATAAATACAAATACGAATTGATTAAAAACCTTGAAAACGGCAAGAAAGTATCAAAGTATTATGAATTTACCGAAAACTATGCACCGCCTGAGGGGAGCAATAAGAGTTGCTATTGGCTTAACACTTACGATAATCAAACCTATCAATTTTGTAGCGATAGAGGTGACGGAAAAAGTGGGTTTGGAAAAACTGCTTCACCGTCATTCCCTAATCTAAAGTATGCGGTAGTACATTTATCACGACTTTTTGGAGTTGATGAGGATAGAGTACACGTTTCAGGCTATAACGACTATACGAATTGGAACTTAGACACCGTAGCTGAAAGTAACGAAAGCAATGCGTGGAGCAGTGCCTCACAAACCAACACAAAAGCAGGCGGTAACTTTACAGGTATAACAGTGTATGACAACCACGTTGTTTGCTTTAAACGTGACTTTATGCACGAAATATACAACAGTAAAAATCCGTTCAGATTGGTTGACGTGTATGCGGAGGGGTCTATTGACAACAGGAGCATACAAGAGGTAAACGGCAAACTGATATTTGCGTCAGATGATGAAATCAAGGTGTATACAGGCTCGCAACCGCGTGAGATTGGCTACAATCTTGGCATTGATGAGTTCGAAAGTGCTGTATCGGGCAGTGACGGAAGAAACTATTACTTGTATTGTACAGACAGGCAAGGCGAAATGTATCTGTTTGTGTATGACACAATGGTCGGTCAATGGTCGCAACAAGTGATTAATAGTGAAGTATTAGGCTTTGCACATAACAAAAACGGTATGTATATGTTATGCAAAGACGGTGTTGTATACAAAATGGATACGAACAAATATACGGACGATTGGAGTTGTGAAACAGACTTATCAACCATACTGACATCATCATCATCAAGCACATATCAGACAGTAAATATCAAACATATAGCAAAATTTCAAATGCTTGCGTATATTGAGGGGCGTTTCAAGGTGTATGCACTGTACGACAATGAAGAATTTAACCCTGAAACATCGCAGTTGCTATATGACAGTAACGGTCGGAAAGGTATGCAAGCAATACGCTTAAAACCGCGAATGACCGCTAATTATGGCTACAAGTTACATTTTGAAGGACACGGCTATGTACGTTTCTATGAAATGGAACTCGGTATTACTCCGGGAGGTGAGTTATTTGTATCATCAAGATGATATTAACAATATGAATTACAAACAGCTTAGAGAAACGGTATCGGAATTAAACGACAATTACGTTAAGCTGAAAAGGACATTAGAGGACGCTTTAGACAACATAGACGAAAGCAACCTCGCAACCACTTTGCGAAAGAAATTAAACGGCTATGATACTCAATTCAGTGTAACGGCTGAAAAGATAGAAAGCAAAGTATCGTATGAGGACTTAGAAAACAATCTAAGTCAATATTCAACTGTATCGCAAACGGCACAAGCTATTGAAATGTCAGTAGTATCAAGTCAAGAATACACGGATAATTCAGTAGAAACATTATCTTCAACGTTCACTATGACTGCCGACGGAATATCTACAAGGGTTTCAAAGCTAAAGAAAGGTGTGGAAACACAATTTAATCAAACAGCGGAAAAGATTGAATCACTTGCATTCGAAAAAATGAATACATCAGAGGCTGTTACGGTAAAAGAAAAACCGTCCGCAAGCGATAAAACGTTGGATAAAGAAAAACTCTGCAAGTATAACAACAAATATTATTATTTCAATGATATTTTACAAGATTGGTTAGAGTATGACGAAAAAAACGGCATTAATTCTGCATTCACTCAAATATCAGGCGGATTTATATTGAACGGTTGCGTAAAGGTGAGCGGTGACCTTATAACAGAGGGAACTATTACAGGTACAGATATAGTTGGAGCAAAATTTTATAATGAGGATAAAAGGGCGTATGTGACTATTGGTAATTCAAGCGGTAATTATGGTGATTTGACATTGAAGCGAGTATCGAATGGCAAAGGACAAGAAGTTTTTCAGATTTATGATACGGGTGTTGGTATTGCTATAAAAGCTGTAGGAACGTCTTTTATAGGTTCGACTGGAAGTAAGACATACCCAAAAGGCACTTGGGATTTTTCGAAATGTACGGTAATAGGTTTACCGACAAGTACAAGTTAAGGAGGAAAATATATGTTATTTAGAATAGGTGATAACGTCGCAGTGACGTGTAAAAACCCAAACGAAACATTGTTGTTTATAAACAGAGTACCAACAGCTTGGTTATTCTCGATAGATATAGAGATATGTCAAAAGGTAAAGAGAATGATTGTTGAAGAACAAAATCTTAAAGATATAAAAATTGAATATGAAAGCGAAGATTGTACGATTGGCAGAGGAGTTGTTGATTTGCCTATGGATAGTCTGCACAGCTTTACTATCGACTATGCAAGCGGTATGGCGCACGTTGAGTTCAAAAGGGGGATAAATAATAATGTATGACAGACCAACAAACGCAGAAAAAATGGAAGAATTCGAACGAATGACAACCGGCTTCGATTATGTATATGAAGATACAGTCGGAGCGGGAAAGGTAATATATCTTAAAATGCCTGTTGTATCGGCAAATAAGAGAGGTGTGAACGATATAGGGTGGCAATGTGACGGTGACGACGTTGCTTTATATGCCACTATGTCAAGAAAACCACGCGAGACTGAACTATGGTCGGAAGTCAAAGAAAACTATGTTGTAAATAAGACTGTATCGGCGTTGAAGTTTGAAAACAAGGACACAAAGCCTTGTAATCTATGTGTAAGGGTGCGTTTAAATTAATGGGGGTGGTTAAATGAAGGGTAATGTATGTTATCAAAAGACAGACTTCGGCTCTGAAACACCTGACTTGCTTAATAAATACGTTCTGAAAATAACTCAAATAGCAGGAATATCGCTCAAAAAAGATATTTCAAAAGAGAGTTTAAGGCTTGCTTTAAGCGTTCCTACACTTGTGTCGCAACTTGTTAATGATAAAGAGTACATAACCAAATCTGAAATTGAGATTATACAAAAATCTCTTGAAGATATGGATAGCGTGTTAAACGGCAAGATTGACGATACAAACGCAAAACTTGATGATGAAATAAACACAAGGGAAATGCTTGAAAATGTGGTGAATACACTGCAAACACTGGCTCACAAGCACAGTAACAAGAATGTACTTGATACTATCACAGAAGATAGAGTAGCAATATGGGACAAGGTGAAAGACCTTGATAAATACTTTGACTATATTGATTTTAAGGCTTTTGTCGAAGAAATAGTATATGCGTATACAAACGAACTTCAAAATCTGTACACAGCAATCGGTATTACATCATACGACGGCGGTGTATTCGGTATGGAACAGTTAGGAACAGAGCTTGACGGCGGTAACTTTGACAGTGAACCTGAAAACAGTTTTGATTGCGGTGATTTTAACCCACTTGAACTGTCTGCACAAGTAACATCGGTCATTGATTGTGGAACATATTAAGGAAAGGAGGATTGATAGAATGGCAACAAGATTTATAGCAAAGCACGGTTTAAAAAGCAATATAAATAGATTAACACTTTCGGAAGGCGAAATAGCTATTGCATATAGTGATGACAAATCAGAGGCTGAAATATATGTAGGTGGAAACGACAATACACCAATCCCCGCGGCAGGTGCGTCGATGAAAACAAAAAACCAAATATTTGTCGTGTGCGACGGCGACCACGACGAATTAAAGTTACAGGCGGCGATAGATAGCGCGCCGTATAAAAGTATTATATATCCTGTAGGTGAATTGTGCGTTATCACAAATGCAAATATGAAGTCGGGTTACGGAATGACGGGAACTAATAACGGTGTGGCAATTCCGTTGAAGGGCGGTATGTCGTTAGACGGTTCGATGTGCGATACAATTATGTTCAAAAACACAAATCCTGTCGCAAAACAATATGTTTTTCATCTGCCGGAAGGCGCTAAAATACAAAATGTAAAATTTACAGAGGACACGGACACTGTAACGGCGGACACGGTTAATCCGACAGTATTATTAGCGCAAAGTAGTTCGCAGATAATATCCTGTACATTCTACGATATATTCAGTACACATCAATTCGGTGTATCAACGTTTGAAATGAGCAACGTTCTGTTTTTGAACAACGTCATAGATACGTTCGCAGGCGCACCGGCGAATAATATGACAATAGAAATAAAAATCAAAGGCAATTCGTTTGTTATGGGTAACAAATTTTTAAATTTTACGCAAAAAGAACAATCGTTAGGCTATATGTTACAGGCGTTAACTGTTATGTTTGTAAACAATTACATGTACAGTTTTACAAATTGCAGTATTGATATAGATAAAAAAATAGTAGGCAATATATTTAAAACGTTTACTGATTGCAGTATCGAAATAGGTGGTGAAATTTCGGACAATGAATTTACAACGATTACACAGAACACAGAAGGCCCATTTATATACGCTGGGGCTGCATTAATCAGTGGAAACCGAATATCCAATGTAAAAATTAATTCCGCAAATATCGATTTTATCGAATGCGGAAGTTATGCTGTTATATGCGGAAATTATATGCAGATTGCCGCCGTTCCTGCGTCGGGACAATGTAATCTAATATCAGCCAGCAGTCATACGTTAATAGCAGATAATATATTTAGGACAACAGCGTCCGTAACGGCAAATGCGGATTTTTCAATTATATACAGCGACGGTAAAACAGTAGTCAAAAATAACGTGACGGATGCCGTATCAATCGGAACGTTCGGCGATACGTGCGTTGTTGACGGAAATGTGACAGGGTGGTGATATTATGTACAAATTTTATAGTAAAAACGGAACGGCATATTTTTATGAACGCGGTGTTGAAATTGACGGCACGGTGTACGGAATACGAACTGACAGCGACATACTGCGAATTAAACGCAGTGTTGTAAACAGCAAATTTGCTGAAAGCGAAGAAGATTTTGATATGAATGTAGAAATCGCAAAAATTCAGCATACGGACGTTACGTTTGAACAGCCTACGGCAGAACAGCTGTCACAGATACAGTCAAAAACATTTGACAGTATGTCGGATATGAAACAATATGTTCAGTCTGTTATGAACGGTGACGAAACAATGTCACAGGACGAAATCAACGCTATGTTGATGTTGCAGATTGCGGAACTGAAAGCAGGTGTCGAAGGTGAGTAAAGCACTGATAAAAAAATATTACAAAAAGGGTATTTACAAAGAAAAGCATTTAGATATATTCGTCAAAGCGGGATATATCACAGAGAATGAGAAAAAAGAAATTATGGAGGGTTAAAAAATGGCTAATAAAATTCAATTTAGACGTGGACTGAGAAAGTTACTACCAACATTGTCGTTCGCTGAGCCGGCATACACAAGTGATACAAACGAGTTTTTTATCGGCACAGGCAAAGGAAATGTAAATATGAACGGTAGCTTGTGGTATATAGGCACAGCTTTAAGCGGTACGTCTGAAAACATCAACTATACATATGCAGATTGTCCTCTTGTTAAAGTGGGTGATGTGTACCTTAATACCGATTATGGCTATATCTATCAGTCTACTACAGCAGGTAGCGGTGAAGACGTAAAGTGGCAATACAAAGGTACGATAAGAGGACCACAAGGCATACAAGGTGTTAAGGGCGACACAGGAGAACAAGGTCCGCAAGGCTTGAAAGGTGATACAGGCGTAAAGGGTGAAAAAGGCGATAAGGGTGAAAAAGGTGATACAGGTACACTTGAAAATAATTCAGTGAAAACCGTGCATATTGCAGATGAGGCTATTACAAGAAGCAAACTTGCAGGAGATGTTTATGATTGGATAAATAGCGGTGAATATTCCGAATCTGAATGGAATTTTGACCAAACCATAAAAAATCTAATAAAAATAGGAGCAATAAACATACCGATTTTGGAATGTTATCCTGCAGAAAATATAGGGGCGAAGATAAACACAGTAGCTAAAGTAGGTGACTTGTTTATCATAAAAAATGTGGTTGCAGACCCGGATACAGAAGCAATAGAACAAATTCGCTATAATGATGATTTAGGTTCTGTTTTTGTTTTCAACGGAAGTATACAAAAAGGATATTGTGGAGTTTGTAGAGTTACTAAAGCCTTAAAAATAATAGATGTGGGAGAATATGAAAGCGGAGAGGTTAAACTGCTATTCACATTCAAACAAGGTGGAGAAGAAGTAGTAATACGCGAGGAGGATAAATAAATGAACATTTGGGAAACAATCAATATATTTTGGGTTACATTGGCGTGTAACCTATTCGTTAAAACCGTATTTATTGCGGTTATGTTAGATACAGTTTTGGGGTTACTAAGGGCAATCAAAGAAAAAAAGTTCAACAGTTGCTTTGGTATAGACGGAGCAATAAGAAAAATCGCAATGATTATATCGGTCGTATTTTTGGCAGTATTGGACAAGCTGATAGGCTTTAATATGCTACCGTTTGTGCCGGAAGAAGTGCTTAAATATATAGGCATTACGCAAGTGGGTATATGTGAGTTTTTCTGCTTGCTGTACATAATGTATGAAAGCATTTCGATACTGAAAAATATGTGCTTGTGTGGTCTGCCGATACCGAGCAAATTGCGAAATGGTATCGAAAAGTGGCTTGATACAATGACATCAGAACTTGAGGGGAAGAAAGGGGAATAACTATGAATTTACAAGATACGGTTGAATTAATGAATAGTGCAGACTATAAGGAACGCTTTGAGGCAGAATATTATCAATTAGCCAACAGATTTAAAGGATTGAAGAAAATGTTGAACGAATGGGACAGGGGAAAACTAAAATTTTCCCCAACGTGTCCACGTAGTACATACAATATGCAATTAACCGCAATGGCTGACTATTTGGCGGTCTTAGAGGCAAGAGCGGTAATGGAAGATATTGAGTTGAAAGAGGTGCAGGAAATATGACAGATAAAATTTTTATAAATGCGGTAAAATCGTTAATTGTAAAATATTTTAACGATAACGTTGATGTGACAGACGGTAAAAAAATCACCGAAGATGATGTATATATCGTGTGGAGCTGTAAGATGTTGCAGAATTTCAAGGCGTTGGCGTCAACAACTGTATCGGACGGAATGTATTACGAAATTACATACAACGGTGATAAAAACGAGATGTATTTTGACGCATATAAAAAATGGAAGAATATGACCGTAAAGGAGTGGTGATTTATGAGAATAGGAATAAATTGCGGACATACCGTAAGCGGGCAAGTCGGTTGTGGTGCAGTAGGTTACATAGACGAAAGCGTAGAGGCACGAAACGTCGGATATGCACTTGAAGATTTGTTAAAAAAAGCGGGACATACAGTGTATGACTGTACAAATGATTATGCGCCGACAGTAAGCTCAAATCTAAGACAGATTGTCGATAAAGCAAATTCACAACCACTTGACTTGTTTGTATCAATACACTTTAACAGTGGCGGTGGGCAAGGTACAGAGGTGTGGACTTACGGCGGCAAAAAGTTTGATGAGGCAACAAATACTTGCAAGGCGATAAGTGAATTGGGTTTTAAAAACAGAGGTATTAAAGACGGCTCTAAGCTGTATGTAGTACATCACAGTGACGCAAAAGCTATGCTTGTTGAAGTGTGTTTTGTAGATACAGAGGACGCAGAAAAATACAAGAAAATCGGTGTGAAAGAGTTTGCAAAAGCTATTTTTAAAGGCATTACTGGACAAGAAACAGTGAAAAATGAGGAGGATTTAACGATGACACAGTACGAGGAACTAACGAGGAAAATTAATGAGTTGGACAAGAAAAAGGCTGATAAATCAGAGATGATTTATGATTGTATTGACAGCAATATGCCAGAATGGGCTCATAAACCTGTACAGTGGTGTTTGGATAACGGTATTGTATCAGGCGCAGACGACGCGCACCTTAACCTAAACAATACAAAATTGTGGGTATGTGTTGTTGTATATCGTGCAGTTAAATTTGTTGCAGGACTTATGAAAATCAAGATTTGATAAGGAGTAAATGACTATGGGTTTGACAGATACAATAAGAAATAAGGTAAACAGCCTTTTTAATTTCGATTCACAACAACAGAGTAATCAATTAAAAAACAAAATTGATACATTGTACGGAAAGCAAAACACGACAACGGCACCGAACATAAATTCCTTTAATCCGTTCATCAGTAAAAGGGACGGACAGGTTATAAATAAAATGGCTGATTATAAGCCGATTGTAAACAGCAGTGCGACAAGCGATAAGGTTAGAGAATGGATAACACAAGCAACAGGTATTCAACCAACAAACACAATGTCAAATTCATCAAATTCTACTCAAAATGAAAATAGTACCGCTCTTAGCAGTGGTACTATTAATTCAAACGGTGATGATAATGTTGGTTTTAACGGAAATCTTGACAGCTCATCACTTGGAAGTCTTGACGTAGCAACGCAACTTCCTAAACTTTCGACGGCACAGATAGCACAAATTATCAAAAAGCACTTTAGCCGTAGTCCAGTTATATCCGAAAACGACGCAGAGGGTATATACAATGCTCAAAAAACAACAGGTATGAGTGCATTAGCAATACTCGGTATCGGTGCTTTGGAAAGTGGTTGGGGTACTTCAAACATAGCCAAGAAAACCAATAATATTTGGGGTTATGGTGCTACAAATGTTAATCCTGAGGGTAATGCTCATAGATACGGTCAGATGTCACAAGGCGCTACTCAATTTGCAACCGAATTTATGAAAACATACTACAATGGGTATGGTGCAAAGTCGATTAATTCAGCAGGTACAGGTAACAATCCGAAAGGAATGGGGTATGCATACACAGACGGCGGAGCAATAGATAGTAGTTGGGCGACACAGGTAAGTTCTATTATGGGACAGCTATACAACACAGCTAAGGGTGTAAGCGGTTCAAACGTAAGTAATTCATCAAGTAATTCATCGAGAAGTTATCTAAACAGATTGAGTTATGCGAACAATTCAAACACTTCGTCAGGCGGTTCGTCTAAAGGCAAACAGATTGTAGCGGCGGCAAAATCATATTTAGGTACACCATATGTATATGGTGGTACTTCGTCAAGCGGTGTTGATTGTAGCGGACTTGTACAGTTAGCGGCGAAAGCAAGCGGTATAGATATTCCGCGAACAACATACGACCAAATAAATGTAGGACAAGCCGTAAGCAAGAATAACTTGCAAGAGGGCGACCTTGTATTCTTTAAAGGTTCGGGAGGCAGTTCGTCAAGTCCTGGACACGTTGGAATTTACATAGGTAACGGACAGTACATACAAGCACCAAAGACAGGCGATGTCGTTAAAATCAGCAATTTATCAGGACGTAGCGACTATGTCGGTGCAAGAAGAATAGCATAAGGAGGTAAAACGAATGGCATATAATACGCAAGACGCCGTAAATACAATATTACGGCTAAAAGGTAATTGGCTCAATGCAAATGCAGAGGGCGATACAAAGAAAACGGCACAAATAGCAAACGAGGCACAAAACTATTACGGACAAATGCGTGAAAATGGCGACACAAAGCTTGCCGACACGCTTTATAACAGTGGATATGACGCGTCAAAGAAGTATGTTAATGACTACTTTGCACAGAGCGGTAAAAGCGCGATTAGACCGTATTTTTACGGCTTAGGCTCAAAGTACGGTTTAAGTCAAAGCGATATAGACAACGCACTTCAATATAACGATACGACAGGTGAGGTTAGCTTAGGCGGTAAAAACATAGGCAAGCCGTCGGCAGTAGGTTCAAATGGGGTATCTTATTGGGATAACAGTACGCTTGATAATGCTTTTAAAAACTATGTTCAAGACACAGGCAAAAGTCAAACCACATCAAGCCTTGTAGGTCAACAGCAAAGTAATCTATTCGACCATTATAACGACTTGATGAAAACAAATACACAAGATTATAACGACTATATGAACTTGGTTAAAGCTAATCCTTTTTCTACCGATGAGGCAAAAGCGATACTTGGTAAATATAATCTATCAGCTATACAGGGAAGAAATAATCAGCTTGCTTTAGGTACAGCCTCAAACGGCGGTAATGTTGACAGTTACAGCGCCGCAAACGCAATGCGACAGCAAGCGGCGCTGTACTCACAGGCACAACAGAATGTATTAGACGCGTATAATGCAAAGGTGCAAAACGCTTATAATTCAACACAAAAAATTGAACAGGCGCGAAAAATCCTATCCGATATGGGTGTTCAAATCGACAATGCGTTCAACAGAGACGAAACAGCAAAGAATAACGAAGTACAAAGAAATGAAACTGTACTTAACGGTAAAGTATCACGTGACGCAACAACAGCACAAGTTACAGGTCAAATTCCTAAGGGTATGCTATATTCTTCAAATCCATTCTTTGATGATAACGGCAATCCGATAGAAAATATTGACTATAAAAAGGTAATCGAACAAGCTATCGCAAGAGGTGATACGCAGACAGCACAAGCGGCAAGAGTAGCAAGGGGTGTAAAAATTTGGAACAACTACAGTAAATACGGTCAATACGATGATGGTGATTACGGTGTTCCGAATACGCAAACAGAGGACGCAAGACAGTTTGACGCAGAACTTAAAAACAGCAAGGATATTGCACAAATGGGTTACGACCACGAAGAAAGAATGCCGGGCATTGAGGCTGACAATACAATCCGTATTAACAATAATCAAGCCGATAATACAATTCGTGTTAATGACGCAAGTGCCAAGAATGAAATGGCTGTTGCAAACAACGCATCGAAGAATACGATAGCTGAAAAAACGTCAGAAATAAATAACACTGTAAATGCATACAAACAGACGGATGGTGTGTTAGGTGGAAATACAGACTCTTCGTCTAATTCTTCTAAATCGTCAAAAAACGGTAGTCAAGTGGATGGAATAACAAAAGAATTCTTTAACAGTTGGATACAGAGAAACAACAACGCAGCACAAGAAATGGGAAAAAAAGATATGTTTATAGTCAATGCTGATGGTACATACAAAATCAATCCTGCAATTCCGGACAATTATAAGAAAGTTTTGACGATGAATACAGCTAATACGGACGGTCTTACAGATGAACAACGTATAGATTTACTCCATTCAGTGGGTCTAACCGATGATGATATTTATAATGCAGGTTCTTTAATAAAATAATTACAACCAAAGAGGAGCTTAAAATATGAGTAATATGCAAGAGAAATTAAAATCATTACAAAATATTATGTCACAAAGAGGATATAATAAATCTGCATCAACAGCAAGAGAAAATACCGATTTAAAAAGTAATTTGAAATCATTGCAGGATATTTTAGTTAAAAGAGGGTACACACCAAAAAGTGTACCCTCTGAACAAAAAAGCAAAACACAGCACAAAGAAAAGGGCAATAATCTTTTCGAAGAAACAAGTAAATCTACTTTTGAAACAATGCCGAAATACCAAGAGGCAAAACAAAAACACCAAAAAGAAAAAGAAGATAAACTTAATGCTATGTATGATAAATATGGCATTGACCCAAATAATTTTTCTTATGATGATTTTTCAAAATGGGCAGAAGAACATAATTTTAACCGTATTCCACATAACGACCCTTTAGAAGCAGGATATGATTGGCTTCCTAATGAAAAAGGCGTTAGCAAAGAAGTAAAAAAAGATAAAGAAACATTAGAGCAACTTGCATTAAACAATCAAAGAAAAAACATAGCAAAAGAAGGTGGAAATGTACCGGATACATTTATAACAAGTTTAATGGACGGTGCGACTTTGGGCGGAAGAAGTGCGATTGATAATTTAAAGTCACAAAAAAAATATAAAGAAACAGGACTTAATGTCAACGATTACGTAAGTGAAAAACAAGCAAATGCAAAATCATCAGAAGAACACCCAATAGCAAGTACCGTCGGAGAGTTAGCAGGTTCTACAGTTTCACTAATAGGATTAGGTGAAGCTGTCGGAGGTGCTTTGAAAGGTGTAAAGTGGTTGGCGAAAACACCTACTTGGGTTCAAGGTGCAATAAAAAACGGCATTGTTTTTGGACTACAACAAGGAACAGAAGCAACCACTGACGGAAAAAAAGCAAAAGATATAGCAAAAGAAACCGCTATAGGCGTTGTAGGAGGAGCCGTAGGCGGTGCGACAAGTTCCACTGTTGAAGATTTTGCCGAAAATATCTTGTTTAAAACGAAATTGCAACATAAATTTATACCTGAAATGATAAGAAATGGGGTTGCGGGCGCGTCATTTGCCGGTGCAGACAGTGCTGCTACATATTTTTTGCACCCTAAAGAAGAAAGACCTACAGCTAAAGACGTCGCTAAGAATATGGCTGTGACCTTTGCTTTTGCAACAATTACATCAGCTATAAATATGGGTAAAATCAAGCAATCAAGTAAAGAGGCTTTAGACGTTGTAAACGATAAGATGATGAAAGATTACGAAGGTATGATGAATTCAGCAAGTACAAACGACGTAGAAAGTGTTAAACAATTTGCTAAAAATGTTATGGATTACTCCGATTCAATGATTAAGTATCTTGACGGAGAAGGTTTTAAACTAAAAAATAATGCTCCGTCAGATACTGTTACAGAATACTTAACCGGCAAAGGAAATGCACCGGTTAAAGATACTGTATTAGAAAAAGCTCGTTTTGTTGGTGAGGACGCTCGTGTAAGAAGTATGCAAGAGGACTTAAGGACTATCAAAAGCAGAGCAAAAGAATTTTACGACAGAGCTGATTCAATTCCTTATGATGTAGAAAAAATATCGAAAACATCAAATGTAGGGAATGTGGACAATATCACAAAAGAGCCTACAAACATAAATAATACAAATCCAACACCACAAAACACAAATCCGATACAAAATGTACCAAAAACATCAGAAGTAGAACCGATACAAACCGTTCAAGAACAAACGCCTATAAGCGTCAAGACAAATGATGTTGAAGTTCAAAAAACAGATAAGTTACCGAAAGAAGTTCAAGACAGCGTAAGCAAAGCTGATGTTGTCGCAGAAAACAATCCGCAAGGGTATAATAAGGATTTTGTCAGACGATACGCGAATAGTTTTGTTGAGGTTGCTCAAAAGAGCGACAATTATCCGAATCGTGATTTTCTTGACAACAATATTGCTGATGAATTAACTCAAAAGATACTTACAGGGGAAAGTAAACTTGACGGTAACAGTGATTTTGATTATGCAGTAAAACAATTCAAATTTATACTAAATCAAGCTGACGAAAGCAAGCTTAATCAAGTACAACAGTTTAACGAAAACCAAAAACAACAGAATGATGTATCAGCTTCCGAAATTAACACCGATAATTCAATTATTAATGATACAGTAGACGGCGTTAATAGCGCAGATACATCAACTACAACTGACACTGTATTTAACGACACACAAGAAAACGGTGTACAACCGTCTGTAAATCGAGTTACAGAGGAAGTACATAATGCAATGAATAAAGTCGGCTTAAATGTATCTGAAAGTGCAACAGGTATACAAGAGGCAAATACAAAGTTTATGTCGAACAATGATAATCTTTTTGACAGAAACTATGTAAGCAACTATGCGAATGATTTTGTGCAAGCTATGTCAGAGAAAAACGGACGTAGTTACACAGTTTTATCACAAGAAACAGATAACCTTGCCGACGAACTTGTAAATAAAACTCTTACCGGAAACAGTGTACTTGACGGAAACAGAGAATTTCAAACCGTAGTCAGAAATTTCAAAGATATTTTAAGAGAGGGAATAAAGAAAAACACCAATCTACATAACAATGTATACGGTGCAAACGAAGTTTTAAATGCACAAGTGCAAGATATAGAAAATGGCGATTATTCATCACTTAATATAAGTGAAAATGCAAATAACAATATAAAATTTGCTCCGGTAAGTGAAAATGGACAAAATGTAGGTTATGTTATAGAACAAGGCATTGACTATACGAACCAACTAAGTGAAACGTCGTTTGCAGTAAAACAGAAAAATGGAGAATACGAAACAAAACAAGGAGTTACATACGGTCGCTTTGGCACGCACCAAAGTTCAAACGGTAGTTATATTGTATCGTATTTGCCGACGGGCAACGCAACAGCAATACTCCCTAATCAAGACACTGCTATTGAATTTATGAAGCAAGTCGAAAATGAAACAAGTGGATATTCGATTTATTTGCATAACGACAATGATGGGATAACAAAGACAGGCGGCGAAATGCCACAATTTATAAACGCATTAAATACAGTAAAGAGCAATTTGCAAGTTAAAGAAAATTCCGTTAAAGAAATGGTCGGTGCCAATTCCCCAGCAGTGCCGACGGAAAATGCAACCCCAAAAGACAATTCCACAATAGAAATACCTAAACCCGATATCAAAACAAATGAAACACTTCCTGTTAGTCAATTACTTGAAGATTACAATGATACTGTGGATAATATTCTTTCTGTATCTGATGAAACAGCAAAAGAACTTGCAGATAATAGAGTTGCAGTCGAGATATTAAAAAATACCCCTAACGTCATTCTTGACAATGTTAAGGGTGCAAGAGATTTGAAAGTGATAATCAATTATACCAAGTTATATCTTGCAGTTAGAAAAAACGGTGCTTTTGAGGGGCATTACCACAATTTGGGTGCGGAAATCGCAAAAAAATTACCTGATTTTCTACAAAATCCCGACGCAATTATACAGCTTGCAAATGGTAAACTAAACTTGTTCACAACAGTCAAAACAAAAAAAGGAAATAATGGCATAATATCTGTTGAGCTTAACAGCACGAAAGATATCGGTGGCAAATACAAAGATTACAATGTTGTTGTAACAATGTTCAGTTCCAATGACAACTACACTAAAAACTTGATTTCCGGTGAAGGTGTAAACATAAAATACAAAAAAGAGGATTTATCGCAAGTGAATCCCCAACTGTATAAGTGGTTGGCAATTATTAACGATAAATCCTCTACTAACAATATTGTATCACAAGATAGTGATGTTGTCAATAGTAGTGTACGCCGAGATACAGAAAATGATACAATAAATGATACATTAAATTTGAAAGATAAATGTAACCTCACACAAACAAAGCATACCAAAACAGGCGAGGATTTATGGGTTATAGGCTTAAAAGAGAGAATTTCAGCAGATGAATACAAAAAGTTAAATGCAAAAGTAAAAGCAGTAGGTGGCTATTATTCAAGATATGCAAAAACACCCGATGGCAAATCGATACCAGGTTTTATTTTTAAAAGCGAACCAACAGAAGAAGTTTTTGATGTGTTTAATGATTTCTTTAAAACAACAGGGACTTTGAAGAAAACAGATGATGTACAAGTAGGCGAAAATGTCAAAGATAGTCAATCAACAAATAATAATGCAGAAAGCGACAAAGAAAACATTTCAGAAAACAATAAAACTGTATTGAACAGTCAATCCGAAAATGATACAATAAAAGAGAAACCTGACTTGGAAATCGGTGATGTAATTGAGTATGACGGCAAGCAATGGGAAGTTACACAAACAGGCTTAAATATGAGTTTTAAAAACCTTGATAAG